TAGTAACCATTAATTTAGATTGATAGTATTGACGAGTACATTCTTGCACATAGTATGCATCTATCAAATCATCTACAGGTTTTTCATCCACAATTTCATTCTCATATAAACTTTTCCAAAACTTGTTTAGTTGCAATGTAGGGTCTTGAGATTCTAGAAAAAATTTCTTGATTTCAGGTTTTCCAGCGTTTCCTTTTCCTGCAGTTTTCTTAACATTAGAAGGAGAAAAGATACAAAGGCTACTCCCGTATTTTTCAAAAAGAGCTTGCCTTAAGCAATAAGCATAACCTGCAATATCAAGTCCTGAATTTCCTTTTGAACCGTAAGAGAAACCTTCAATTCCTACCATATCAGCTTCATCGGGCAAATTTTCAACTATAGTTTTTGCTAACAATGAAGCATCTTCAATTTTCCAAACTTCAAGCTCTGAATATTCTTTTATTTTTGTCGAGCGTGGATTCAACACTATTTTAACATCTCTATCTCTAAGAGATGAAAAGTGTGCAGTATTCTTCTTTGTCTCCTTTCCTCTGATGAACGAATAGAAAGATAATTTCTCATCTACACGTACGCACACACCAGGCGAATTTTTACTCATATCTATTCCTATTATTGTCATAAACCGTATTTTTTAGCTACAATAAGGGGTTTCTTGCGAACTTCTTCCATAATACTTTTAAAAATCTTCATTATCCCCGATGAGTAAGTACTATCTGTCACATGTATAAAATCAAAATCAAAGACAGAAGAGACTGGAAATGATGCAACAAATGCATATCTTTCATGTTGCTCTGTAATTATAGAACCTTGTATCTTTGACAATTTTTCTTCACATATATTAATTAATGCTTTTGTAAATCTGCCACTTTCATCCTTACCTGATTGATAAATACCTACATGGTTCCCTGTTTTATTTACTCTAATATTATCTATCATTTGTTTATCAATAATGGTTCCTATAATATCAGAAATCAAGCCTTCTTTGTAAAAATATGCCCATTCTTCACTTATATATTTAGTCAATTGTAGAAAACATTTTAGAACAGGATTATGTTTTAAAACCTCCATAGATTCTGGTGTTTTTGCGGATAAAGTTTTCATTGTAGAAAGCTCTATCATGGAAATGCCTAGTTTAACATGTCCAATTTCTTGATTGTATTCAATATGGACACTGAATCCAAGATCTTTAGCTTGATCTCTATAATCATCTATGAGTTTTTTAACTTGTTCTTCATGAGATGATTCCCATAGTTTAAAATTCTTTATCATCTTGATCCTCCTATATATTTAGTAATAGCAGAACCAAGCGCTGCTCCTACTAACCTAGAAGTTAACATGTCATAGATAATACCTTTCTCTATTCCTAACGCATTAGCTATAACTTTTCCAACAGAAGGACCTACCGCAAAACCGGCGATACCTCCTAAAACTTTACCTAAGATACCTTCATCAATATCTCTTATCTTTGTTTCTCCGTATAAATCTACAATCTCTCTTAATTCATTATATTCTTTAACACTAATATCTTCAGATTCTTTTACTGTTTGAAAAGGTATAAGCTCTCCAAGTTCAGAGAGTTTCATCTCAAGAATAGTGTTTAACATAATTTCATCTTGAAGAGACAGATTCTTCTCAAACAAAATTTCATCAAATGTCTTCATACTAGATTTTGTTTTATTTATCTTAGTCTAAAGCGATATTGATGTCAAACCAGTTGTACTTAAAATTTAAGGCAAATGTTCTGAATTCCATAGCAGTAGATGAGTAGTTCATTTCAACTTCAGAGATTCCTGTTAACAGAGGCTGTTTAAAATCTACAGTCAACATTTGATACCCTTCTCGATCTAAGTACATAATATTCATATCTGGGAGATATTCTTCATCATTAGTTATTTCAAGGTATTTTCTGAAAGTCTCGTAAAGAACCCAGTAGTTTAAATAACCGTCTGCAGCTTTCATGTTAACTGTAAATTCTTTCGGCACAAGTCTTTCAAAATCTACAGATTGTCTAAAACGTTGAGGGTTTTTTGTTATAGCTTTGCTTCTGTTATCATTAGCAGAAGTTCTTCTACCTACCCATTGTTCAACTTGATCTGCAGTAACAGAAGGAAAGGAAACTGATTGCACAGTATGGTTAACGTAATCTAAAATATTCTCAAAAGGAGTTGGTAACCTTTTCAGGTAGTAATTGTATTTCTCTTCTATTTCAGGGTAAATAAAACCCTTTGGAAATCTGAATACAAACTGATTATTTTTGCTATTTAGTATGATAAGGCGTAGGGTTTATTTTTTTAAAGTAGTTTGTGTTCCAGAAGTCTGAGACAGTTTGTTGCTAATTTCACTTTCAGCTTTATTTCTAGATGCATCAGACACCGGTTTTACTCCAGATTTAACTGAAGATGCGTTAGCATCAAAAGTATATCCTGGAATATCAACGGGTTGAGTTTCTTCGGTTTTCTTAATGCTGTTAATACCTTCTTTATTTGCAGTAGTTAATGTATCTAATAGAGAAGGTTTACCGCTTTTTCCAGTTTGTAAAGTTGCTGCTGTAGTCGTAGTACTTGTACTAGTTGTAGACGTAGAAGCTGCAGGAGTAGGTGTAGTACCAGATAGTACAGCGTTAGCTAAAGTTTTCACTCTAGCTTGTTCTTTAGCAATATTGTCTATATTGTCTACTGTTCCTGTGTAAAGTATAGTGTCTGCTGCGCCAGGAGTGCTAGATATTAAGTAGAAATTCTTCACAGAAGTACTCTTGCCTATAACTTTTTCTTTGACATATCCAGGAACTTTGAACACAAGTTCACCATGCACAGAAGAACTGTCAGTAGTATTATCTAGAGCTGGTATCTTTATAAAACTACCCGTAGTATCTTTGAACGCCAGCTGTATAGTGCTAGCAGATAAGTCCATTTTTTTGGGCGGTGAATTTACTTGAAAAACTGAAATCTTGAAATAAGCATCAAAATCACTTAGATAAAGTCTAGCGTCTCCTTGGCCAAGATAGATTCCGTCTGTTCCAAAATTTGGATCAAGAGGATTAGCACCATCCGCTAAAACTGATTTATTTTGTATAACTACATTTCTTGAATCATAGAAAACAGGAATGTAAACTGTATTGAATCCGCTAGTAGTAATTTCTGGTGAATTGTGAGTAACAGTAGCGCCACCGTAAACTTTATTGTACACTTTAAACGGATAAGACTGTTGCGAAAGAGCGATTTTCTCTAAATTTTTTCCGTATTTCTTAGGGTAGTAAGAAGTAGAGGATGCTTTTCTGATTATTTGATAACCGTTTTCTCTATTAAAGATTCTAACTGTGTAATCTATGGAAAAAGAAACTGCACTATCAGCGTATTTAACAACGGGTCTAAATTCTAAAGGTTGATCAAAGTCTCCTTGTTGAACTTGAGTAAATGAATACGTTAAGTAATTATCTCCTCCTATTTGTTCATAAACATCTATATCGTTAAGGACAGAATAGTTTCCACCTATAGAGTTTAGTTCAGCTATAAATTCTTCTATAAAATTTCCTGCGTAAGTAGGGTAATAGATAAAGTAATCGCCATCGCTAGCTTCTTCGATGTTAGCTTTTAGTAAAGAGTAAGTATCTTCTTGGTTAACATTGATTTCAAAATCATCTGCAGTAGAAAGAATAAGATTTCCACTTTTCTGTTCTATGCTAGAGATCTCGAAAACTTTTATATAGATAGCTGAATTATAAAGAAATCCTCTAGTATTAGAAGAATACTGGTAGCCAATAGAGATTGGATTAACTGGATTAGAATAGAAATCTCTGTTAGCTTCTTTAAGAGAAGGTACTAAGAATTCAATGTATCTATCGTACATTCTATCTCCAAGTAAAAGAGGTTTAGGATTTAAGATATCTCTCTCGTCGCTGTTTAAGTAAACGTTATTAGCTAAAATAGCATTTTTACTAGTCTGAGCTTCTTTAACATACACTTGAGCTATCAACCCTTGTATATCTTCTAATCTGTAACCGCTAAGTAAATGTAATCTAACTCTATCGTATTGAACATAGGTAGAAGTGAATATTCCACTCATATCAGTATACACTAAGTTAGAATCAGTAGCGATATAAGGAACAGGAACATCTTTGTCTAAAAATGCCCATTTGTATCCACCTATATTAGCAGCTGAGTAATCTAAAACGTTCTGTGTAGTGTGTTGTGCAGCTGATCCATTGAGGAACTGCATTTCACCAGTGTACTTATTTTCTATTCTAGAGAGCTTAACTTGACTAGAAAGATACGAAGTATCCGACCCTCCGTAAGTGTACTCCAGTAATATATACGGAGCTAATTGTAAATAGAAAGATGAACCCATTTAGAATGAAAAAATTTTATATTGTAGACCAATTCCTACGTTAAACACCGGAAAAAACATTGGAGTCTGTTGCAATGTTACACCGTAACCTACTCCTACATAAGGTCCAACGGACCATTTATGAGGTTTTGGAGAAGGTAAGTATTTCTTTAACTCTTCCGGATTAACCACTGAACCTTGTATATCAGTAAAAGTCATTCCCGGATAAGTAGAATTTATGAAAATTTCTAAGCTTCCCTTGTTGATTTCTGATTCTTTAATTCCAGTGACTAAACTAAATTTATATTTGACATCTTTCAACTGGCTTCCTTTCGGTTCAATTTTATACCCATTGCAAGTAGAAGTAACTTTAAATGAAGTCAATCCTTCGATAGTTCTTCCCCAATTTGTCCCAGTAGTATCAAATTCCCATGAGATATTGTCGTTTCCTGAAACAGGATCATACTTATGATCTCCTCCTGGAGTGAATCCTTTGATACGATCTTTTATTTCAGCAGTTATCTTAGATATGTAATACACTTCAGATTTCTGAGATTTCACTTCATTGTAAAGATCTTTATTAAGCTCTTTCAAAGCTTTAATATCTGCTATAAAAGCAGTCTTAATGTACTGAAGTTCTCCGTTCTTTGTTTTTTCTACTCGAAGAGAATCTTTCAAAGCTATTAGATTATTATCTCTAATAGCTAATTCTTCTTCCAGCTTGCTTCTCTCATCACAGCTCTTTAAGTACATAAATAAGAACAATGCTATTGCTCCAAAGGCAATTAAATTAAGATTCTTTGTCAGGTTCATTGTTTATTACGTATTTCATGGTATAGAGATCTAATCTACCTTCACCATGTTTCTTTTTTAATTTTTTAAAGAATTTAACTTCTTCTTTTTGTATGTTTTCAAGCTTTTTCATTACATCAGCTCTCTGTTTATCTAAAGCTTCAAGTTGTTTTTCTATTGTTCGCAAAGAAGTGTCTACGTTCTTATATTTTTCAATAATGAAGTTAGCTTCGTTAATTTCTTTTTCTTGCAATTCTACTGTTTTCATTTAATTCCGTTTTTAGCTAGTAATTCTTCTATTTTAGAAAGTTTATCTTCAAGGTTCTTGATTTTTTGATCTTTCTCTTCAACTACAGTATTGAGATCTTTAATAGCTGCAACCATAGTAGTGAAAACTGCGTTATACTCAAGAACATGTTCATCTTCAAATTTATCAGTCTGAATAGTAGAGACTGCTTCCGGAATAGCTTCTTTAACTTCTTGAGCAAATAACCCTAATTCTATTTTACCACCTATTTCAGGATGATATTCTTCTTTCCAAGAATATAAGACAGGATCTAGCTTAAGAATTCTTTCTAGGCCATGACCAGGTCTTAGCCTAGCTAATTCATTTTTAAATCTTTGATCTGAGACGTTTATTAAACCAGTCTGTTTAGTAATACCATTAACAGCTAACTTAGCTCTCCAGACTCTATTATTTAAAGAGCCTTGTGGATTGCTTAATAATGTTGCATTAGGAACAGAATTGATATATGATTGAGCTGACCATACTTCAGTATAGCCATCATCTGCGGAACCAGGTTGTCCAGCACCATAACCAACTCCCATTACTGATCCATTATTAGCTCCATTTACACCTGTTTTAAATGTAAAATCAGTTGTCCCAATTCCCACAGATCCATTATCACTAATGTAGAAAATATTGTTTTGTTGTGCAGCTGCACCAATACTTCCTCCAGCAGGTTTCCAGAAATTTAAGCCAGCTTCATCTGCATTAATTTTAAAATACTGAATAGCCCAATCCCCGTAATACTCTTCTATACCTTTTCTTGTAGTTCCATAACTAGTAGTTATAGAATTACTCTTAAAAATTAAGCTTGTGTTACCTCCTTCTGAACCTCCTATAACAGATGAATCTATTACTATAGATCCTTTTGCATTTATAGCTACTCCAGCGCTAGACGGAATTCCATCTAAAGCAGGCCCTACTACTAATGAAGCAAAATCATGTATAGGGTCATTAAAATTTGAATAAGCTATGGTTTGAGGTCTAGGCGCGGAATTAATACCTACTCTGAATCCTGTTCCAAAATTAACTGTTCTTTGGAAAGCGTTAGTTAATAAAGAGTCTGTTGAAGCGTGGAAAATAGGAATATCTCCAGCAATAGCATTACCTCCTTCTCCTAAGAAATTAAATCCGAAAGTTTTTACAGAAGAACCTGCATAATTTCCCCCTAAACTATATATGCCTGAAACTGGGTATCCATTTGGACTATATAAACCTATAGTATATTGATCTTCTATAGTTACTCCAAAAGGTCCTGATGGAGGATTTGCATTTATAGCAGGCTTCATCCTATATTGTGCAGCTAGGGCTAAAGTACCTCTTCTAGTAGAAACGTAACTATTTATAGCTTCATCTTCAGTTAATCCGACAAATAACTGAGGTACATTACTAGATCCATTAGACCATCCTGTAGTACTAGGGCTAGTTGGCGGAGGAGAGAAAATAAATCCTCTATAATTTTTACCTTGTGTAGGAGATGTTAATGGAGTATTTGTACCACCTAGACCATAAGGCGTTAAATAGAGAGAAGTTCCTAAAGATTCATACTTCGTAAGTCCTGTATTTCCATCCACTCTATCTTTTTCTTTAAAATCAAAAGAGAAAGCACCAGTCTGAGTGCCCCCGGATGCAGTAGATCCTGTAAGTCTTTTATATCCTGCACTAGCGTTATCATAATAAAGATTAAATCCAATGAACTTTTTATCGTTATTATATACAAGTTTCTCTCCTATGTGTAAAAATTCATGAGGATCAGAATTACCAATACCTACTCTTTGTACCCAATCTGTACCATTAATAGTTATTCCAGCCCATCCATTAACTTGTAATCCTACTATATCACCAGTAAGTCCATTAGGAAACTTACTATTATTACTATTAATATTTGAAGTAAAAAGACCAGATTGTTCTTTACCAAACCATGTATAATGAGGAACAAAATTAATAGTATTATTATACGGAGTTTTATGTCCAGTTAAACTACTCTGTGTTAATCCATTTGTGGTAGCTATGATAGGAGATCCTAATTTTGTAGAGTCTCCAAATCTACCGATATATCTTCTATAGTTAGTAAAATCATTACCGGATCCAGTAGTACCTGCTGCTGCAGTATCTACCAAAAGTCCTGGAATTGTAGTAAAATTGCTAGCTATATTTTTTTCCGACAAGATTAAAGATCCGGCATAAGTACCAGCACTTACTGTATTTGCTGTACCAAAATAAACTCTAGTAGAGTTATGTATGTCTAGATCTGTAATACCTGTAGCATCAGTTCCTCCTGTAGATCCCATGAAAGATATTCCAAGGCCTTTATGAGGAGAAGTCCAAATAGTACTTCCTGCGTTATTTGTACCATCTCCTGATCTTCTCCATAAATTATTAACAGGACTTCTAGATAAATTAAATCCTATATGAGAAGACATCCAGCTAGTAGAGCCATTGCCGTCCTGTCTTCCTATAGAAATAGTAGATACTCCAGAATTAACTTCAAAAGTATCATAGACGTCTTCAGAATTTATACGTACTTGTCCAAAAACTCCAGCGGAATTCGCAGTCAGGCCAAAAGCTATTACGTTTTTAGATACTGACACACCAGTGGAAGTCATACCAGCTTGAAAACTGGTTAAAGTCAATTTTCTGTAATTACTATTAGTAGGTGAAGAGTTTGAATCGTGTCTAAACCTCCAATAATTAGCATCAACTGTACTATTTATAGATTTAGCATATAGATTTCCTCCTAATACTAGGTCAGATACCGCAGAAGGAGTAGAAGTTGTAATATCTGTGTCAATAACAATATCAGCACCAAATGTGGTATCCCTGTTATAAACTCCTAATCTACTTAGAGTATTTCTATTTTTTCCAATTGCTACATTACCTTCGATGATACCACCTATTCCGTTTGAAACTGTAGCCCCGTTGGCAGGAAGATAGAATCCATTATCTCTACTACCTACAGCAAATCCTCCATTAACTACTAAAGATGATACAAGCGGAGTCATTATAGAAGTACCTACTCCTAGTCTATTTTCTTTGTCACTATAGAGCAAAGTAGGTCTAGTAGAAGCATTATTAAGAACAAGTGAAAAATGTTTCTGACCAATGCTGTCACCATGTTTAATCTTATAAACAGAATCACCTGATGCAGTATCTGTTTCTAAGCTATGTAAAACACCTCCTGTAGTTAGATATATTTCATCAGGATCTCTACTAGAATCTAAAATCCTAAACTGATTCCGGCTTGCAGCTAATGTAAAAAGTGAATCAGAATAATCCACTGGTGACGAAAGAGCATTATTAAATTTCGGAATATTACTTGTGATAGGAGCTGATGGATTAAATATAAAATTTCCATAAAGTGCATCTGGCGATCCTATCAAAACTTTTCCTGATACAGTAGGATCATTTGAAACAGTAGTCCAAGTTGCACTGGCACCAAGAGTGCCAGGAGGAATAGGGCCATTATTAGAGTCATATATTAACTTAGACAGCGCACTAGAAGGAACAGTAAGTTTTTCAACTTCTCTCCAATAATTACTTGTTCCTGTTGGAGAAAGTTCCCATACGGCTAAGTATCCAGGTGTAGTCTCAATAAAAATATCTTCAGTTCTAGGCAAAATCTCTCCGCCTGTTCCAAAAGGATAAGTACCTGGAGAAGCTCCTGATGCGTAGATATGAGTCCCGGCTTCACCTATAGGTCCAGTAACACCTCTCAACCCTTGAGATCCTGGTAAACCAGGAGACCCTATAAGTCCTCTAAGTCCCTGAGGACCTCCGCCGTTTAGTATTATCTGATTAAAGTTGTAGTTTAACTTATCTACTACTACAGACAGATTATCACCTGAAAGTATTTGTTTTAAATTTAATTGTGACATTTAATACTTCTTTGTTTGTCTATATATTCTGTTAAAATTGAGTTATATCCTTGTAGTAGTAACTCCCACTGAAATAGAAGTGTAAAATCTACTATCTAGAGGATATACTATTTGGAATTTCATTTTATCTAGTTGAATTACCTTAACATCATTTTTCATGATATATTTTTTAGATCTCAACTCTATTTCATTGAAAGTCTGATTGCCATCATTAGTGGAATTAAATTCTATGACAGATCTTGGTGTAAAAGGGATGACATTTGACGCAGTTGCTATTAAATTTTCGGAAGCAGATCCGGTTTGTAAAACATAAAGTTTAACACTTCCTATTTGATAAAGATCTATAATATTGTCAATTAAGTATTCTTTAGCTTTATCATAGATAGTAGAATTTCCAAAAATATCTGAAATTTCATTAACAGCTTTAGAAAATTCAGTCTTAGCTCTCATATCAATGTCACTTCCTAGCATTTCTCTCAAAAGCCTTTCATATACATTTACTTGAACAGTTAAAGTATCTGGAGAAAGATGATATGAAAGTTCAGCAGTAGAAGATTCCAAATCGGCTAAACTTGGCATTTCTTGTAATCTGAATTGGTATAGATCGTACTGATCTGGAACTTTCATTAATTTACTACCAAACATAGATTTAACTTCTTTCATCTCTTCTGTACCTTTAACTTCCTGAAAAGAAGAAGTTGTGATATGTTTTCTATAATAATTCTGATCCCATGAAGAACACCATGTAAATAGAGGTCTTCTGTCTATTGAAATTTCATTTATTAGTGGATAGACAGGACTAAAACCGCTATCTGGTGAAAGTGTCAATATTTCAGTATCAGAAACTTTATTATAGAATTGATTATTTAGAATAGAAAAATCTTTAAGCTCTTCTGCAAAGTGAGTATTATTCAATAAAAAATCTCTAGATGCAGCAGATGTGAAATCGTCCGATTCTCTTAACCAAAACTTAAGAACATCTTTAAATTTTGGAGAAAAATCACCTTGATATCTATAAATAGTCTGAAGGTCTTTCTGTTCTTGTAAAATAACTCCAATATTATCCAAGTTATAAAAAGCGCTTGGTTTTATTGGATCAGTTACTGGATAATAGTCATAGATTCTAGTGAGTGGTTCAGGAGCAATTGTATTCATTACAAAATTAGCAGAATTTAAAGTACTTCCATCTTCTAAATAAATATCATACTGCATTGTAGCTCTTACTGAAGTGCCTTTTATAACTTTACTAATTTCTTGAAAAGAGAGTCTTTCGGATAAATCTTTTAAAGAGTTATTACCTCCTGTCTGATGATAAAATGTGTAAGATTTCCAAGCTACGGTAGAATACGGAAATGTAACAGTAAGTACTGGGAGAACTGCTGAAATTTTCAAAAATCCTTTATTATCTGAAAGCTGAATACTATCTAAATCATATACAGAAGACGCAGCTGGTATAGTAGCACAAGTCTGAAATCCAACTGAGTCATTAAAAGCTATTATATTAGAAAAATTTCCATTAGGTAATGGTAAGATCTGATTTACTAGATTATCAATAAAAGTATTATTACTAGGATAAGAATCATAGTAATTAAATACTGAACTGAGTGTAGGATCAAGAGAGCTATTCTCTAAATTTACTGGATAAGATAATTTTTTATCTGTTGGTATCGTAGAAGTAAATCCTATTAAGGGAAAAGTTGGAGAAGTTTCATAATCATAAAAAGCTTTATCATTACTATTTTGAAAAGTGTAAATGTCAGTGTAGCCTATCTTTCCAGAAGGAAATCTATAACTTGCACTTCTCACAGTTATTTTAAGAACTATAAACTTCCATTTTTCATTAACTATAGTCTTAAATTCTATAGGGTCTTGTATTTTAACAGGGTCTTCTTCTTCAGTCTTTATAATAACTGAAAATCTGTAATTATTATATTTTTTACTATTTGGAAGAATCTGCCCGGTTAATAAGTCTTTTTCTGATATCTGAAGCCTATATCCTCTAAAGAATGTGTATGTATTTTCAGTAAAAGATTCATAATTAAAATATGAATAACGTTCAATTGGATCTATTTTCACTGACTGATAATTTCCAGTCTTGTCTTTAGTTTTTTCAACTGGAAATCCTACAGAAAAATACTGTGTGAACCAGTCTCTAGACAATGAAGAGAAATCGTAAGTATCATTAAGCTCATCAAAAAAGTAAGAAAATGTACTTTCAGGGTAATCTAATATTGGAAAGTCAAGAGGCACTGAATCTATATAGGGCCATTCATGTGTAAAAAAGATAGGGTTAGGAACTTGTAAGTTTTCCGAAGGAGAAAAATTCATATTTCCAAAAGATCTATGATAATTAAATCTATATGGATTATCTCTAACATCTCTCCCCTGTGGCGAAACCCATTTTGCACAATAGGGAACTACTCTAGATTTTAACGCCAAAGTCTTCAAAAAATTCTCTCCTAACCTATCATATTCAGAACTTAATTCTGGATTAAATCTAGAAGGATCCCATAAATTTTCCAAAGATTCAAATCTGGCTTCATCTTCATCTGATACTGCGTTACTCAATGTTAAAAATCCTTTAAACTTAGAAAGGAGTTCTTCCGTGTAGTATAAATGCTTATCATTAGGTAACATCAATATGGTTGATCCTACAGTAGGTACTTCATCAGTAGGAATTGAAATAGTACCATCTCCTTGAACTAAAAATCCAGTATTTCCTTCAGAGTTAAATATTATTTGAGTGCTTTCATTGTATAAAATAGGATCTGTAGAACCACCATCCGATAATAACAAGAAAGGCAAAGAAACTGGATAATTTGGAAATTCAAAAGATTTATCAAATGTGCATGTATATCCACCAGTTACACCTGTCATAGATACTATTTTAGTAGGAGGAACATCTCTTCCAAAATATTTAATAAGTTCTGGTGTATAAGTCTTAACATAGTCAGAAACATAAAAATCTGAATCAAAATCTTTAACAGGAAGAACGGATAAGATACCAAATTTAGGTCTAAACAGTTCGTATGTAGTTATCTTATCATCAGAGGTGATCTGTATTTCAGTACCTTCTTCATCTAAAGAAATAACTCTATAGATATCAGAATCTTTGAAATCGATAAGTTTTTCTCCATCTTCATCATAAATAGGTTCATCTAAATAGGGTGAAAATACTATAGTACTTCCTAATATATCATAACTTCTATTATTAGTAAAACTTCCTCTTGTGCTGATATACTCTTCTAGTAACATACCTTCTGCTACATCTTTAGAAATTCTTGCTCTAGTTTTATTCTTATTAGAAGCTCCAATAAAGTTAACTATTCCATTTTCTCCGGCAGGAATTCCCATAACATATATAGAGCCTACATTAAAGTTAGAAAAAAGTAACTGAGAAGATTCAGAAAATCTTCCTTCTTGTGTAGATTTGAAATGCAGAAAATTTCCTTTTGCTAAAACTTCAAAGTTTTTAAAAGGAAACACATCAAAAGCATCTTGGATAGATTTAACTATAGTTGATATAAGTGTATCAGAATCTCCGGGATGAAAATATGAGAGATAATAGTCTCCTTCTGAATCAGTAGATATAGCATAAGAAGGCCAGTGTTCTCCAGGAGCTAAATTTGAATGATTAGCAACTGCTCTCCATCTTAAAGGATATTCTTGAATAGTGCCTCCTGAATACCATCTTATTTCTATAAAATCATTAGAAGAAAAAGACTTTTTTATTTCTATTGAAATTGAAGAACTGCTTTTAGAAAGAAGTTTACTTTCTGTCTGTGTAAGTAAATTAGAAAAGCCTGAATAATTAGAAATATCTACTTTAGTATCTTTCAGTGAAACCTCTATAACTTCTGTTCGAGTAAAAGGATCAGTATTAGTGTATTTTATAGCAGTAGAAGCTACTGAACTTAAATTATTGTCATTGTCTTTCAAGTAAAAAAGTCTAGGAGCTTTTTCTATATAGTTATTATCAAAAACTTTCTTTTCAAATGATTTTAATTTTTCCGGAGTGTAAAAATCTATCCACCAGCTTTTAAAAGTTAAAAACAATGAGAATGGTATAGTAGAATTAAAACTAGAAACTGAAAAATTTAAAGTAGTCACATCATCATTAAAGGTAAAACTAGCTAATGTAGCAGTAGCATCTATGCTTCCGTTGCTGAATAATACAGTTTCACCATTGATAAGTTTATCATCAAATTTTCCTAGAATTTCTACTGAAAAAGTAGTTCCAGAAATATATTCAATCTTATCGACTATGCTACTAAAAGCACTTTCTGTTATTTTAGGTAAACTTTCTATAGAATCAGCTTCAATGTACAATTTAATACCATCGTTATTAGTTTGTACAAATGATTTTTGCGAAACTTTAGTACCATCTATACCTTTTCTTGGGAAAGGGGTTTGGTTTATATCAAAAGAAAATTGAGATAGAGCATCGTCATTTAATGAAAAAGAAGCTAGGTCAATTGAATTCACATATAAACCAAAGTATCTATTTATACTATAGTTTTCGGCATCGTCATCATTAAACAAGAATTCGAGGTTAATTACATGGGAACTTATTACACCGTTTCTTTGGAATCCTAAAGTGATAAATTCTTCAGTGTTTGTAAGAGGATTTTCTTCATTGATATAATCATAAAGTAATTCTCCAGCTTGAACATAAGTACCGTTTTGATAAGAAATACCGTTAAATGTAGTGTATCCATTTTCTTGATAAGATACAGTTATTTCCGATTCTCTTCTAGAAGGATGGTTGACAATTCCTCTTAAGTATTTACCTATATTACTTTTCTCTGATAAATCAAAAGTTTTAATTATTTGAGAATTTGCTAAAATATCTGAAGATACGTGATTCTGCCATTCACTTTGTAAAGCCTCATAAGTGAATTTGTTAAAAGGGCCGTCAGTTCTAAATATAACAAAATATTCAGGAATTTCATACTTAAGATATAATGGGGCAAAGAATGAAAAATCTTCATCATAAGATTTGCTAGAAAGTTGAGTAGCTCCATATTGATAAAATCTATCGAACTGTTCATCAAATGATCTTTTTGTAGAAAGATATGTAGGATCTTTTTCATATAAACTAAAAACTATTTCAGTAGGTGTTTGGCCATAATCAAAAAATCTATTCAAGTCCAAAGCGTACGAAGATTCTGGACCTAATTTATATTTTTTAAATCTTTCATCTGCTAATTCTTTATCCGCATCTATACTATTTAACCATATAGCATTATTAGAATCTACTGTTATTTTAACATTTCCCGAAAGTTTAGGATTAGTTCTAATCAAGCCAAAACTAGTTTCATCTTGAGTTATTTTACCAGTTGACTGATTTATTATATAGTTTCCAGATTTATCCCTATTTAATAAAGGACCTAAATGCCTTTTGGTAACTGATTTAGAATTCTCTACTTCTATATAAAATGGACTATTGCTATCTATAAAAACTGTATTAGTACCTTCAACATAAATAGGAATGTCAGAAGTAAGAGATGCTTCAGTAGCAGATCCTTTGGAAGAATCGTATGAAATTATAAAAGATGTAGAATCTCCTATAGTAGGAAGTGTGAATGAAGAAGATCCATTAGTAGTTCCCGGAATAATACTGAAAGCTGATCCAGTACTTCCAATAGGTCCTTGCGATAAAGTTAATGTAGCATCACTTAAAGCACTATCAGTTTTAAGTGTAAATATTTTTACAGCTTTGTCTCCATTGAAATAAATCTTGTTAACGTACCCCTCTTTAAGTGAAGAGGCGGTACGTTTCAAGTTATCTATTTTAGTCTGAGGAGTAGTTACGTATATCATTTTAGAAAATTTCTGAGATTGCTATAGTCTGTCTAGGTACTAGTTTAGTATTTTTAGACGGTGAAATCGATGTTTGGCTTGGGCTATCTGCTTTATATTTAGCAGTAACTTGAATATCAAAAGAGAATATAGATTCATCTTTGACGTTTATGTCTAAACCTATCTTTTTAATGTAAGTTAAATTCTTTATGTTGGCACTAGATCCTCCAACTCTACCATTTCCAACAGTACCTGTACCAAAAAAGTCTGTCATTCTATATTGAAATATAACAGGAATAACTATTTGATGAGCTTCTCCATATTCAATTTCTCTAACAGACCTATAGTCAGTACCTTCTACCAATATATCTGCGTAAGAATATGGAGAGATGAAAAGATAAGAACCACAAGTTTTAGCACCTACTAGATACCTGTCATTTTCATAGAATCCTAGTTTTATAGGATATCTTTCTTCCACTGCTCCTGTGATACTAGTAGTAATAAATGATGTTTGTATTTTACCATCTGTATTAGACGATTCTAAGTCAAAATAAGTAGAGTGAATAAGTTTAGGGTAGACTGCTGGAGAAGTTGAAGTAGCTCCAACTGGTTGATTCAAATCTATAATAGAAGATGAACTTCCGTCATTGATATCGGGATGTAATGTATGAATACAGAAATCCGATAAAGGTCCTCCGCCGTTAGGTGCACCTGCTGTATAATTACCATCCCATATAAATGAAGAAGTTGCACCAGTCGTCAAGTCTGGATAGTATGTATTATTTTTAATAGGACCATTAGAACCTGTAGCTTGTTTGTAAAGATGATTTTTAAGACCTATATCAGTATATCTAGAATATATAAATTGTGAAAGCTGTTGTGCTGATTGGAAAGGTGGAGCGTGGTATTTTTTGCTGTTTGCTGTAGATGTACTTAAAAGAGAACTTAAAGATATAGGAACAAGGTCATATTTTCTACTAT